TGGGATACGGCCAATGGTAGTTCAACTGTAAGAATAGGTGGCACACCAGTCAATCGCACAGGCGACGCTGATACTTGCGCTCATGCAAGAGTAGGCGGATCTTCTAATGTAAATGTAGGTTAAGTGTTATAAATAGTCGTATGGCTATCTATCAACAAGGTTATACTGACGCTCAACGTACTAATTCAAGTAATAGGTCTGTACGTCTATATAGAGACGTTGCGTTATCCTTTGAAAAGAACAGTAATACAAAAGATCTGATTGTGAAGAAGGACGTTGAGGCTGTCAAACAATCTGTCCGTAATCTCATACTGACAAATCATTACGAGAGACCATTCCACCCAGAGATTGGGTCGAGTGTGGCGGCACTATTGTTTGAACCAATGAACCCTATCACGGCAAACGTATTACAACGTGCCGTATCTGAGGTCATAGAAAATTTTGAGCCACGTGCCAGACTTGTTTCTGTCCTCGCTGAGCCTAATTTAGATAGAAATGCTTATCAATGTACGATTGCTTTTTATGTGGTAAATATACCTGGTGAATTAGTACAATTAACAACCATGTTGGAGCGTAGCAGATAATGGCAAAGAGATTAACAGTATCAGACCTAGAGTTTGACGATATTAAAACAAATCTTAAAACATTTTTAAGACAACAAGACCAATTCTCAGATTATGACTTTGAAGGGTCAGCAATGGCAAGTATCTTAGATGTATTGGCATACAACACACACTACAATGCCGTATATGCTAACGTACTGGCAAATGAAATGTTTATAGATAGTGCAGACTTACGAAACAGTATCGTCTCTCATGCTAAACATTTAGGCTACACGGCAAGAAGTGCTACGGCACCTTTTGCAGATATCAACCTTACAGTTAATAACGCTAGTGGTGCAACTTTAACGGCGTCACAAGGTACAACTTTTCAAACTGACGTTGATGGTACAACTTACAACTATCTTGTTAAAGAAGATACAACAATTACACCAGTCTCAGGTGTTTATACTTTTTCTAATTTAAAAATTTATGAGGGTACTTTAGTCAATAACAAATACACAGTTGATGTGTCAGACGCTGACCAAAGATTTTTAATTCGTAATGCTTTGGCAGATACAACAACTTTACAAGTTAAAGTTCAAAACAGTTCAACAGATTCCACAACAACAACTTATACCCTGGCATCAGACTTAGCAGATGTAACAAGTACATCTTCAATTTATTATTTAGAGGCAACGGAAGATAGTCAGTACGAAGTTATATTTGGTGATGGTGTTTTAGGTAAGGCATTATCAACTGGTAACATTGTTACATTAACATACATAGTTACAAACGGAGATGAAAGTAATGGTGCGTCATCTTTCAGTTTATCTGGTACAGTAGGAGGATTTTCTGATGTATCAATCACCGTTAATTCTGCTAGTGCAAACGGAGCAGAACCTGAAACGGCAGATAGTATTCGTTTCAATGCACCAAAAACTTATACAACACAGAATAGGGCCGTAACGGCAAAAGATTATGAAAGCAAAGTTAAACAATTATATTCAAATGCTAAATCAGTTCAAGTATGGGGTGGCGAAGATAACAGTACACCAGTATATGGTAGAGTGTATATCTCTATTAATCCTGTTGCTGGCGCTACGCTAACAAGTGCAAACAAAACATCTATACTTACACAATTAAAAGATTTCAACATTGCAAGTATAACACCCATCATAGAAGACCCAGAAAAAACTAAACTTGTTTTAACGACTACTGTACGATATGACGCCAAGTCAACAACAAAAAATGCAGACAGTATCAAGTCTTTAATTTTGGCGGCAATCACAACGTACAATGAAACTAATCTAACAGAATTTGACCAAGTGTTTAGACACAGTAAATTTATTGAAACAATCAACAAGGTTGATCCTAGTATTCTTTCAAACATCACTACGGTAAAAATGCATAAGTCATTTACTGCCACAACAACTGGTTCAACAACATACACATTAAACTTTAACAATGCATTTTACAATCCACATAGTGGTCACAATTCAGACATGGGTGGTATATTATCTTCTTCTTCGTTTAAAGTATCTGGTGATACTACAAATGATTATTTTTTAAATGATGACGGACAAGGTAATGTAAGATTGTATTATGTCGCAGGTGGTGTTAATGTTTACACAAACAATACACAAGGTACAATAAACTATACAACAGGAAAAATAACTTTAAATAGTTTACATATTTCTGAGGTTGGTAATGTTGACGGTGCCACTTCTACTACCATTAGACTAACAGTAGTACCTAATTCAGTTGATGTAGTTCCAGTTCGTAATCAAGTTATACAAATAGATGAAACAAATGCTACTGTGGTTGTAACTGCTGATGACTACGATACTACATCAGGTATAGGATACACAACAGCGACAAACTATGCGAGTTAGTAAATGGCAAAATTTACTAAAAAAATAAACCCACTAGTAAGTAGGCAATTTCCTCAACACATACAGGCCAATAATCCCTTATTGGTTGAGTTCATTAAACAATATTATGTGTTTATGGATTCTGCTCAGATTACCATATCAAGTGTAACTGCTTCAGACCAAATCTTATTAGAAACAACTACAGAAGGATTTATTGCCTTAAATGCCACCAATGAACGTGGTAATGACGAAAACGATTATATACTTAACGAACAAACAAGTGTAGGTGAATTTCAAAAAGGTGAAACAATTACAGGTGCAACGTCAGGCCAAACAGCAACAATACTTGCTGAAGATACTGACAATTTAAAAATTTATGTAACAGCGAATAGTTTATTTGTTACAGGTGAAACAATTACAGGTGGTACATCTGGTGCAACAGGTGT